CTGCTGTCGCGAATTCCAACGTGCGTAGTCGGCAATGAACTTGCTGTCCGCGTTGCCGAACTCATAGTCCTCCGGATTGGGCTCTTTATCCTCGGCACTATCTTCAGACGACGGCTTCTTCTTGTCGTCCGGCTTCGGCTCCATCTTGGCCTTGAGTTCGTCAAGTTGGCGCTGAAGGTCAAGCTCACGATCTGTGGGCTTGGGTTCTTCCGGAGACGAGCCCTCGGGCGGTGCTTCACCAGCGTCGGCGGCAGCGTCGGGGTCTCCACCCTCGTCGTTACCGTCATCGCCATCGGCGACACCGTCGTCGTCTTCCGGAGGAAGTCCTGTGACTTCTACGTCACTGAATTGTTCGTCGTACTGCTGTTCAACCGTCTTCGGCTGCTCGGCAGGCGCGGGCGTCGGGGCGGCTTCCTCCGCGGGCGCGGGGGCTGGCGCGGGGGCTGGCGCGGGGGCTGGCGCGGGGGCTGGCGTCGGCGCAGCTTCGTGGCCTTCGCCATCGCGCAGGTATCGCCCCGCCGCCTGTTCGCGGGCGGTCATTGCTCCGACTAGGAATGCTGTCTTACGTGTCATTGGTGTTGCCTTTCTTAGCACGCCCCTTGGGCTTTGCTCCGCGAGGTTCCGACGCGCCCTTAGCAGATGCGGAGCTCTCTGCCAAGCGCAATTTGCTTTGGGCCAGCCGTGGCGCGTACTGCGCCTGAACGCGCGCCTCCTGCGCCTTGGCCTCCGCAGCATCCTCTTCATGAATAGCCTGCCGGGCCTTGGCCTCGGCTTCTGTGGCCTGCGCCTCAGCCGCGCGCAGCTTCTGCTCGCGCTCCTTAATTTCCAGCTGGCGAGTCATTTCAGCAGCTTCCATCTCAGCCATAGCCGCTTCAATCTGTTTCATTGCCATTTGCTGCTGGATCTGCTCTTCTTGGGTAGGCTCTTGCTGCTGTTGCTCGCCGCCTTCTTCGTCCTCGTCAAGGAATTGGCTGATGCCCGGCGTCTTACGCAGCCGCTCATACACTTCAATCGCACCGGGGAAGTCCGCGTGCTTGAATATAAGATCACCAATTACGCCCATGAGTTCTGGCGAAGTCTGCACGAGCGTAATCATCGCGTCCATGGCTTCCTTACGTTGCGTAGTGAAGCTGGGGCCGGTTTCAAGTGATACATCGTACTTGCCCGTAGTGATATCGGGCGACTCATCATCATCGGGATCATTTATGAGCAGCAGCTTGCTCTTGTCGTCCTCGCCGATGATACGAACGATACGCGAAGCGTCGTAGGCCACTGGGATGAGCTGATTGACGACATCGCCACCTTCTTGTATGGCGTAGTTGAGATTATCGTGGTAAATTACGGTAGCGACGTCGCCTTCTGACTGGCGCGCCTGGATCGCCTTGCCGCTCACCTCGTTGCTGCGCAGCCCTAGGCTAGCGTCATGAATGCCGGTGGTGTCTTTGATATCCTGCTGATTGAGCGCCGACTCTTGCAGAAACGCTTCCGGCACGCGCGGCGGATCCAAGCGCTGAGGAGGGCTCTGCGTATTAGAGTTCCACTTAAGAACAACCGCGCGGCTAACATTGCTGCGCTGCCACTCTTCTTCGCGTCCTTCGAAAGCATCCGCCGGGCCTGCCCACTGCGCCTTAGGGGCGAGCGCAATGGTTTCCGCCGCTGTGGAGCGCCAGTAGTTCTTCAGCCGCTGGCTGTCCTTAGCAAACCGGACCAGCCCAAACCGCATACGGTCGTCGCCCACGCGCACCACGCGCCCCTCTACGCGAATAATGGGCAGGCGGCTGAGCGGGACTTCGTAAGCTTCGCTGAGAATACCAAAGCTCGTAACCAAGTGCATCCGCGCATACGAGCGGAAACTGTCACGGATCTTCGGCTCGCCAGTTTGGGGATGCCGCCACAGTTTATCGGCGTATTCTTCAAGCGGCTTATCCGTGACGTCCTTGATGTCGCCATCGTCCATCATAGCAAACTTGGCAGGCTTTTGAATAATCTCCCAGAACTCGGTGATGCGGACAGACTTGTTCTCAATCCACTTTGACCGGTTGATCTCTGCGTCATCGCGTGTCCCCAGCCCGGTAGGGCGGGGGTGGTCCTTGCCAAACTTCTTGTCGTAGACATCTTCCGGGATCATGTCAGTCACGAAGCAGTGCCGCGCGTCCCGCCCCGTGGGGTCGATACTCATGCGATCCCACACCACAGCCAGCGCGTTTGGAATATGGCGCAGGATGATATCCTGATCGAATACGTCGTTGTCTGCGTACTCTAGATCAACGCGGAAATTGGATATGCCGCAGGCGACTTGGTCTTCCAAGGCGGCGTCGTACACGCGCTCAGCCCGACTGGCGGCTTCAATGCTCTTAATCAAGCCGCTGCGTATGTCGGCAATTTCCTTCGTGCCGAACTTCAGCGGCGCAACCTTGATGCTGGTCTTGTTCAGCCTCCGATCTCCTACAACCTGCCCCACGAACTGCGGCAGCACGTTGATCGTCAGGCAGGGGCGCCCTTCGCGGTCTTCAAGAACTTCTGGATCCCACTGGTCGCCGGCAAGGAACTTAAGATCTTCCATTGCCGCTTCGCGATTATCGGAGTCGAATTCTATATCGGCGTCGTATTGCTCGATCACATATTCGATGAACTTGTCCGCAGACTCGTAGCCGTCAGGAGTGTACTCCTTGGGCAGGTCCTCTGCGTCGACATAATCTTCAGGCTGGCGTTCTTCTTCGCCGTCCATAGAGATGAGCTCATTCGCCACTGCTTAGTCCCTCCCGCACTTCGTTTATTTGCGCAATGTGCGCTTGGATGGTGGCGACGTTCTGCTCGTAGCCCTTTTTCGGGGTTCCGTCCTTATTCGTGCGGCTCTTGAGCAGGCGCTGTAGCTTGTCGATCTTTCTCTTTGTCATAGCGATAGCCAACTATTGCTCTTTCTGGACGTTGTGTGTCGCTCGTGCGAACGCACGGGCTTCACGGCGAGAGTACCCTTCTTGGAATACACCGGCTCGGCGAACGTAAGGACTACAGCGTCCCAGATATCGGGGCTGCGAACGCCTCTGTGCCGCATCTGCTCCTTCGACTCCAACACCAGACGCTGATTGGAGTCGTATTTGTACGACGGACCAACCGCATCGCTCTGAAAAGCGCTGTCGTCAGGAATATCCACGCCCAGCGGATCATCAAGCCACTCTTTTGAGCGCATCCACATTTCAGCGCGGCGATTTTTCGGCCCCGGTTGCCGCGTGCCGTCATCCATAACCATTTCTGGCTCCAGCGGCGAACCACCGAAGTTAACGCCGACGACCAACTTGTCGTACTTCTCACCAAATGACTTCAACAGGTCAATAACGCCTACGCCTAGCCCGCCCGCGTCAATGAACATCTTCGCAGGATCGTCATTATCGATAATCTTCTTTAGCAGATTAGCCGCGGAAACGATATCGATCTTCTCGATGGTCTGCTTCTTCGTAACCTTGCGCCCCTTGCGCCATATAATCGCAAAAAGATCGTCGCCGAACCGGCTCGGGTCTACACCGATAATCAGCGGGCCAAGCGGGTCTTCAATGTTGTTCTTGCGCGCCTTGAGCAGTGGACCGCTCTTGATAAAGCTATCGTGGCCAGTGGCCTGGAACGCTTCGTCTGGAGTGGCCGGGTACTCCTGCTTGAAAAGCTGTGGATCTTTGAGCTCAGCTACCTTTGCGCGACGCCACATCATCTGCCCGTTGGTGAGCTCGTGCAGCTCTGCGTATTCTCGCTCTGTGAGCTCGCCCGGCCCCTCCGCTTCGTCGCTCAGAACGAAGTCATCGGGCACGGGGCGCACATACGCCGGTTCCCAGAACCACGGGCTGAAGATAGGTATGTAGTCGCCAATTCCAGCCTCAGCCTGCTGCCAGCGCTCATAGAACTCACCTGTGATACCGTTGGCAGTGCTTTCGAGAATAACTTCGCTGCCTTCAATGTCCGGTATGGCCTGCATAACGCCCGCGAAGTGCTCACCTGCGTTGGGCCAGAAAGCGACTTCTGATCCGTGGAAGAGCAAAACGGTCTTGCTTCGGCCAACGGCCTTCTGCCCAGCGGTAGCAACTGAGTACCCCGAGTCGAGGCGGCTGAACAGGAGCTCTTTCGCATTGGCCGCACCGGTGCGGGGCTTGAGAGGGTTATTTTCGTGGTAGCGCGCCACCATGCCGAACAAGTTGTCTGTGGCGGGCTGCTCATGGGTGAGGATAAACACGCTGACGCCGTGGGCAAGGCTGGCTCTGTGGTAGAACCGCGCGCCTACGTAAGTAGAGAACCCCTGCTGCCGCGCTTTGAGGATAATGGCGCGGACTTTGCCGGTCTTCTTCCTCTGCTCTTCGAGCTTCTCATGCACGAACCACTGCGCACGGTTGAACTCGAGCGGCATAATCGCTCCGCTCTTCGTCCTGATCTTCAGGCACGCGGCAGCGTAGCGGGGGAAGTCCGCCTTTAAGCTCTGAAGGAGCGCAATTTGCTCGTCTTCAGTCATGCGCGGTTCCTTGGGCTTCCTTGAGCGCCGCGCTCGCCGCGCCTTCGCGCGCACCTTCGCGAGCGCCGCGCTTCATTGCCATTCTCTCGCGATGTTCACGGCGCAACTCCTTGATTTTTGGGATTTGCTCCAGCACCTTGTCCGGGTTGGCCTCGGCCAGCATGATCAGCGCGTCGAGGTTCCCCGACTCATTGTTGAGGTCGTGCTGCAAATCGGCGATCTTAGTGGTGTGCTGCTCCTGCTTAAGATCAAGCGCCCCGCGCAGCGCAACGACTTCGGCTTCAAGCGTCTCGACCCGCTTTAGCAGGGCGTCCCGCAGAGATTGATCGCCTTCAAGCCGTATCTGCCGCAACTGCGGAAGAAGCTGCGGCAGCACTTTGATGAGCGCCGTTACGGCGAGCAACAGCGCAGCAACAGACAGTGTCGGTACAGACGCCTGCTGCGCAATTGATAGCCATCCAGTGCTTTCGGCGAAGGTCATGCCGTCGTATCTCCTAGGTTAGCTTCACTCGGTGACAATCTCCAGATTGAGACCACCGACGAAGCCAGCCCAATGCTCGTCCGGGGGTCCACCGCCAGCCATGTTACCAGAGATTAGGTTTTGGCTCGCAACTGCTGCCTGCACCTGCGCTTCACTGGGCAGAATGCCTTCACCATATACCGGCGGGGTCCCAGTCGCTACGCCATTGATGTAGGTCGTTGTTGGCAGTGTGCCGTCGTTCAAGGCGGATATTGCGTCAGCCACTTCGGGCGTCAGTCCGGCAGCGTTGAAGCCGTAGTGTGTGGCAGGCCCTTGCGAGTCCGACGGGCGAAGCGGAATGCTGAAAGTTCCGGACCCGAAGGTGAACAGGCCGTCAAAAATGTCGTCCATCGTGGCGCGCTGGCCTGCCGTGACGCGGGCGATTACTGTGCGGAATGCCATGAAAAATCTCCTTACAGGTTGAAGTAAGCGATAAGGGCAGCAGAATAGGCACGTGCTGCTGAAAGTTGGTCGGCTATATCAGCTTGGCTGTCGTCTAATATCGCGACAGGTAGCAATATTCCCAGTGCTCGGCTAAAGGATTGCGACCAGATTGCAGGGTTCATTAAGGCTTCGTAGTCGCTGTGCCATACCGTGTGAGCCACCCCGTCGCACATCGCGGTGAATAGTGTGCCGCGTAAGGTAGGGTTGTTCTCTGGCACATCTACGAATGTA